AAACCGCGCTGGGTCTACGCCAATGATGATCGGGGCTGAATTGTCCTTGTACTTCGGCCTTTTCATGGCCTCATCGACCGTATTCGATGGAATAAACTGGTCATCCCCCGCACTCGGAAACTCACCATACACCTCAACGTGCGCCTGGGCACTGTCCGGCCCGTACTCATCAATAATTCGACCATAAACCGCCTTGTCCGTTCCCTCCACCGTCCGAGCATCCACCACCTTAGTCACCCAAAAGTCCCTTTTTGAGTGAAATGTCTCATAAAAGTACCCCGTGTTGCGCCGTGGGTTAGAAAACGCCAGCCAAAAGCGATTCGGCGTGTTCTCCGTAAAGAATCCACCCGTCACCGCCCAGATGCTGTCGTCAATACCGCTTGCCTCATCAAATATCACCAGCACACCATCAAAATTGTGTACACCAGCATAAGCGTCGGGGTTCTCCGCTGACCACAGCCGCCCCTCCACACCCCAATACCGGGTTCCCTTCTTCAAATCCCGCTCCACCAACTCAGTCAACCACTTCGCAGGCGTCACACGAGTGGCTGAGACTTCAAACCAGTGACTGTTAATAGACATTGCCAACCATTTGGTAATCTCAGCCCAAGTAATTGATCGCAGCTGGTTCTCTGAGTTGGCGCTTATTATGGTTGTACTGCCAATCCTAGTAGACAGCATCCATATAGTCAGCCATGACACCAATGCCGACTTACCAATACCCCGACCGCTTGATACTGCTTCTTGGAGTACGGCAAAGTCAATATCATTATTAGCGTTTTTAACTGACTCCTTGTTATTCTTAATATGCGTAGCAATATCATTCAGTACATCCCGCTGCCACTTTCTTGGGCCAGAAAAATGCTCCAGCGGCGTACCCTTTTGACCCCATGGAAACAAATACAGAACAAACGCCATTGGGTTATCTTTAAGCGATGGAACCCATAGCCTTGCCATGAGTTCCTGCTCGTCTTCAGGTTGGTAGATTGTTGTTTGCATCAATTACTCCATTTAAATTTAGATTGACCAGTAACTTCTTGCCATTCTCTGCCTGGCCTAGTTTGCCAACCTAAACCAGTTGAGCCTTTTAACTCAGCAATTATTTTCCAACCCGCGCCTTTTAATGATGCGCCAGTTTCTGATTGCAATGTATAGGTAATAATCTTTTTCCATCCCAATGCTTTAGCAGCTTGCCAGCATCGCGCATATAAAAATGAACATGAACCTTTTGGCGCATTATCTATAACGCAACACCGTATAACTTCTACCGTTTCACCATTGTCTAAATGCCTAGATACTGGCCTAGACACAATGGCAACACCAACTAATGCATCTCCATCAGATACACCAACTGCAAATAACCCGCCAGCAGGCGGCTTATTGTGCCGATGAAAGTTACGGACAAATTCAATTGCCTCAGTCAATTTCATTGGCACAGCATGAAGTTGCATATATTTATTAAAAAATAAAAATTGTTTGTGAACACTCCGTAGCTGTGGCCCTAGTCGCCCGGCCCTCCCACCCCACCCTGGTCAGGCTTGGCCTGCACATCCTGCACATCCTGCACTTGTGCAGCATCGTGCAAGAGTGCAAGCCTGCTCTGCGCTGCAAGCAATGCACCGCTGATGCTGATGCGATTGTCAGACACTGAAACGTCAAGGCGATCGCCGTACTTGCTTGGCGCAAGCTTAGACAGTATCCACTTGCGGGTATCTACCTGCAATTGCCTTTGCCTCACTAGTCCGGGGTCAGTTGCGCCGTTGTCCAGCTTAGGCACTGGTTCGTCAGCAAGTGCAAGGGTTTGATCCACCATCGCATCAAGCAATGCCTCCCGCGCTCGCGTGTAGCGTTCGGACAGGACGGGATCCTTGGTTGTCCAGTCTATCCATGTCGCAGCCCCTATGCCTGCTTTGATGCAGGCTTGGCGCATCGACACGCCATTAGTCATGCTCTCCAAAACAATTTCAGACAGTGCCTCACGGTTTTTTAGCGCCAGCATCCTAAACCCTCCAAAATGTTAGTAACCACAAACTAAACCAGTCTCAAACCCCATTTTACCCGTCTGCACAGCCTGCACAACATTTGCACGATTGCACACTCCTTAAGGAGTGTGTGCATCCCGTGCAATTTTATGTTGTTTTTGTCACGAATTGCACTTTTTGCACGTGCAGTGAAAGTGCAAAAAATGCACTTGCACGAAATGCACGTGCAGTGCATATGCAAAAAGTGCAACCTAAAACCATAGGGTAAACACCTAGAAAATAACGTGTAAAAAGATGTTGCATGGTTACAGAATCGGTTACACTCTAGTCTCACCAACCAAGGAAACTACCATGAAATCTATAGCAATGAAAAATGGAGAAACGGCATTCTTGCGATTCAATCGCGAACAAGAAAACTCCAAAAAATGGGAGTTAAGCATAGGGCATGACTTGTACTTGTTCAAGACTGAATTAGAAGCAATGACTCATTTAGCGACAGTCAATCCTATGCCTCATGTCCAGATTTTTGTTGCACCGCATCACTATTGGGAATTGATCATTGACGACATTCTGCGCGCTAATGGTCAAGCCCATGACGAAACATCAGCAATTGATGCCGCAACATTGGCGCATCGTAATCTGCCTCCTATGCCACTAGACATGATGCTAGATGACAAATTCGATCAATCCTAATGACACCAACCAACCAAGGAAACCCATGAAGCACAACAAAATAGCAATGGCAGTAAAAATCAGCATCACAAGCAAGCTGGACGGCATCCGCAGCTGGTCATTGCAAGCCCTAGACACTTGCCCAGGTAGCATTGAATCTCCCGGTGTCTTGGTGGATGCTTGCAGGGGCTGTTACGCTACAACGGGCAATTATGTATTCGCTAATGTAAAAGCACCACGCGAATTCAATAGGCTTGATTGGCAGCGCATGGAATGGGTTGATGACATGGTGGCAGAATTGGAGCGGGATCGTTATTTTCGTTGGTTTGATAGTGGTGATATGTATTCTTTGGGCTTGGCAGAAAAAATGCTAGAAGTGATGCAGCGTACCCCATGGTGCAAGCACTGGTTACCAACCAGGATGCACAAATTCCCCAAATTTGCGTTAGTACTACGTGCCATGTCGCAGCTTGACAATGTAATGGTTCGTCCATCGTCTGATTCAATTGTTGGTGAATATATTCCCGGTTTGCATGGTTCAGTGATTGTGCCTGATTCTCAAGTTAATCCTGACATGGTTACCCTTTGTCGCGCATATGAGCATGAGGGTAAATGTAATGGGTGCAGGGCTTGCTACGATAAAGCCGTGCCAGTTATCGCATATCCCGCTCACGGCAAGAAAATAGGTAAGATTATCAGAATCAAGCTTGCCTAATGCACTCTCATAGTCTTACATGTAGGACTATGGGGTTTGCATTGTGCAGACTATTAACTATTGGAGAATCAAAATGCAAGTAAGAATAACACCGAAAATGTTAGTAGTTAGATTTAGCGATTATCGCAAGCGACACGGCAACGAAAGCCAACATGGGCCTGCCGATGTTTATTATTGTCGCAAGCATTTTGCGCGTACCGCGCAGATTTACGGCTGGGGTGATAACGTAACCCCTAATCAGATTGTGGAGCACATGGGAGATAAGGGTACGTTATTTGATACTCTTTTCCCTGCATTGCAATGCCTGCGGGTACGTTATTTGTAAACTATTGGAGAATAGAAAATGAAACTTGAAATTCAAAAACATGATGATTATTTGAAAATCGGTGTAATTGATAAAGATGGCGCATTAGTAGGTTATGGTTTCGTTGGATCAGATAATGATGGTGGTTATCAAATAAATAGGGTTGAATCTTGGGCATCATCTACAAATAAAATAAGCATTATTAAAAGTATCAAATCAAAGTTAAGTGTAAAAAGGTTTAATTTAGTAAGTAATTTTAACTAACTGGAGAATCAACATGGCAACATATGTAATATGGCAGGACAACGGCGTATCAGAATATTTTGATTCTGAGGCTGAATCGTTAAATGATGTTTTGGACGAATTTTGCCAAGAGGCGGGATATGTCGATCATGCCGATGCCTGTCAAGTGCTTGGTCAGGTGGAAAGTCAATTCAACATTAAAGAAATTTTAGACAATGACGATCCAGGCATATGCCCTGCTTGCTCTGGTTCTGGTGAGGGTGAATTTGATGGGACTACGTGCCCAGTTTGTAAGGGGTTAGGAGAATGAAAGAAACCATTTGGGACTACCTATTAGCCCTGTGCATAGCCACCTGCCTTGCCCTTGCCCTTGTTAATTGGTGGTCAAATTGATCCTACTCGCAGCCCTGTTAGCCGCTCTGGTGGCA